AAAAACTTTTTCTGGAGGATCTACTAATATTGGTCCTGCTAGAGTTACATACATTCAAGCTACAGGAGTTACAAATATAAAACTTTATGATGCAGCAACTGCATCTGGAAATATAGTATTTGAATCTACTTTTGGAAGCGAAGGATTAGATATGTATATGCCTGGAAACGGAATTAGATTTGAAAATACTATCTATGCAGATGTAACTGGATCAGGATCTGTTACTATCGGATATACTGGCTAGGAGGCTAAATGGCTAACACGACCTCGGGAACTACAACGTTCGACAAAACTTTTTCTATTGATGAAATAGTAGAAGAAGCTTTTGAACGATTAGGTATTCAACAAGTTTCTGGTTATCAATTAAAAACTTCTAGAAGATCATTAAACATAATGCTTCAAGAGTGGGGTAATAGAGGTATTCATTATTGGGAGATAGGAGAGTTAGATTTAGATTTAATAGAAGGACAAGCTGAATATAAATTTTTTAGAGAAGCTGCAGATGGTACAAGCGCTACATCAAACCCTAATGGTGTTTACGGAATATCCGATATCCTTGAAGCACAATTAAGATCTAATAGAACCGCAACAGATCAATCAGATAGTCCTATGACTAAAGTTGATAGATCAACATATGCTGCATTTTCAAATAAACTTTCAAAAGGTACACCTAATCAATATTGGGTACAAAGATTTATTGATCATGTTAGTATTAGC